AACGGGCCAAGCTACATCTACAACGCCAGCACCAACGCCTTCTCGCAGATCACGGACCCGGATTTTCCGGGCGCAGTCACGGTCGGATTTATCGACGGGTACTTTGTCTTCAACGAACCCAACAGCCAAAAAATCTGGGTTACAAGCCTGCTGGACGGCTCCGCTGTTGACCCGCTGGACTTCGCCAGCGCTGAAGGTTCGCCCGACGGGCTTGTGTCGCTTGTGGTCAGCAACCGCGAAATCTGGCTGTTTGGCACCAACTCCACCGAGGTCTGGTACGACGCCGGCACCGCGGATTTTCCCCTTCAGCGCATCCAAGGCGCGTCAAACGAACTCGGCTGCACGGCGGCCTATTCGGTCGCCAAGATGGACAACACCGTGTTCTGGCTGGGCGCCGACGCGCGCGGGCGCGGGATGGTGTACCGGGCCAACGGCTATGTCGGGCAGCGCATTTCGACCCACGCGGTTGAATGGCATATCCAGCAATACGGCGATCTCTCCGACGCCATCGGTTACACCTACCAGCAGGACGGACATTCGTTCTATGTGCTGATCTTCCCGCAGGCCAATACGACGTGGGTTTACGACCTTGCCACGCAAGCCTGGCACGAGCGCGCGGGTTGGTCCAACGGCGCGTTCACGCGCCACCGTAGCAACTGCCAGATGGCGTTCAACAATGAAATTGTCGTCGGCGATTTTGAGAACGGCAACATCTACGCTTTCGACCTCGACGTGTACGCTGACAACGAAGCCATCCAGCGGTGGCTACGGTCCTGGCGGGCGCTGCCGACCGGGCAAAACACGCTGCTCCGCACGACGCACCACAGCCTACAACTGGACTGCGAGACAGGCGTAGGATTGACCAGCGGCCAAGGCAGCGACCCGCAGGTGATGTTGCGCTGGTCCGACGACGGCGGCCACACCTGGTCTAACGAACATTGGACCTCCATCGGCTTGATCGGCGCCTACGGATACCGGGCGTTCTGGCGCCGGCTGGGTATGACGCGCAAAATTCGCGACCGCGTATACGAGGTGTCGGGCACCGACCCGGTGAAGATCACCATATTGGGCGCCGAACTGCGCGCCAGCCCGACCAATGCCTAGCCCGCCCAACATCACCAACATCCCGGCGCCGCGCGTTCCGATCATTGACGAGCGCACCGGGTTATTGTCGCGGGAATGGTATCGGTTCTTCTTCAACCTGTTCAATCTGACCGGCAACGGCAACTGGACCTCGCTGCAAGACCTTCAGCTTGGGCCGCCTAGCAGCCCCGACGATCAGTTTGCCGCGCAGCAGCTTGCCGGCGCTTTGGCGGCGCCTGACGGGGCGGCGCAAGAGGCGCAGATCGCCGTGTTGCAGAGCCAAGTGCAAGGGCTTTCTCTTGCGCCCCCACTCACGCCGCAGGCGCCCAACCCTGTTTTTGGGGCGTTTTACAGCACCGTAAACCAGCCCGACGGCTCCACCACGACGGCGTATCCGCTGGTCTACGACACGATCCAGATAGAGCGGAACGTCGAGTTGCGGGACCGCACGGCGACGTTCACTGCGTCCATTGGCCCTGCCAGCACCACCATGACCGTGACCGCAATCAGCGCCGGGCCGATCTACCCCGGCATGGTCATCACCGGCACGGGCGTTACGGCGGGCACCTACATCGTGTCGCAGACCACCGGCACGGACGGCAGCACGGGAACGTACGTCGTCAGCGCGTCGCAGACCGTGGCGTCTACGACCATTACCGGAACGTGCAAGTCTAAGATCGTCGTGCATGAGGCGGGCACTTACAACGTCCAGTTCAGCATCCAGTTCGTCAACACCGACGGCAGCATCCACGACACGGACGTGTGGCTGCGGAAGAACGGTACGAATGTGGCCGACAGCAACAGTCAGTTCTCGGTGCCCAACCGCCACGGCAGCATCGACGGGCACTTGATCGGGGCGCTAAATCTGTTTGTGGAAATGGCGCCAAACGACTATGTTGAACTGATGTGGGCGACCACCAATTCGGCGACCACAATCCAGTATATCGGCACCCAGACCGGTCCTGTTCGCCCGGCTACGCCGTCTGCTATAGTGACTGTATCCTTGGCCTCTGTGCCATCGAACCAAGGGGTATGATATGGCCGTTACCGTAACCGTCCTGATCCCGTCCAAGACCGCCGAAGCCGCGCAGACGACGCAGTACACCTCAACCGGCGTGACGACGATCATCGACAAGTTTACCGCGACCAACTACAGCGCCGCAGCGGCAACGATCAGCGTCAATCTGATCACGTCCGCCGGATCGGCCAGCAACGACAACTTGACCGTCAAGACCAAGACGTTGCAGGCTGGCGAAACCTACACGTTCCCCGAGGTTGTCGGCCAGGTGCTGGCGCCCGGCGGGTTTATTTCCACCATCGCCGGCACCGCGTCGGCGGTCAACATTCGCGCCAGCGGGCGCCAGGTGACGCAATAATGACCACCACGCTGGTAGACGACCGCGAAACAGCGTTAAAAGTCGGTTACGCGGCTACTGATTGGTCCAGCCCTATAGATTTTGCGCGGTATAAAGACGCATTAAATGATTGGGCTGTAAAGGCTATCATGCGCGATGACGTGTGCATCGGCGCGGCCTATTTTAAAGACGGTGAAGTTCATGTTTCCATACTTCCTGAATGGCGCCGAAAATGGGCTACTAGAGGGTTGGTAAAACAACTTTTTGCCGACACCGCGGCGTTTAGCCGCATTATGCCGGGGCATGAATATATGTTTGATATTTTTCGACGCTTGGGGTTTAACATTTACGATAACAACCTTGTTGCGAGGACCGGCTAATGGGCATCGAAGCAGCAATTCTTGGCGCCGCTGTTGTCGGGGCTGGCGCAGGCGTATATGGGTCTAGCCAAGCCGCTAGGGCGCAAAAGTCAGCCGCCAACCGCGCCGCAGACAGTCAAGCGGCGATGCTGGAACGGCAGATCGAAGTCCAAGAGCCGTTTCGCCAAGGCAGTATGGCCGCGCAAAACCGGCTTATGACGCTGCTGGGGCTGCAATTGCCTAAAGGGGCAGAGTATGTGCCCGGCCTAGAAGTTGATCCTAGGTCTCGCGAATTTGGCAAGTACGCCCGCGATTTCAGTATGAAGGATTTTGAAGCCGACCCCGGCTATGGGTTCCGCATGAGCGAGGGCATGAAGGCGATTGAACGGTCGGCTGCTGCGCGCGGCGGGCTGTTGTCGGGCGCCACGCTGAAGGGCATCACGCGGTTTGGCCAGGACACCGCGTCGGCGGAGTATCTGAACGCTTTCAACCGTTATCAGACCAACCGCGCAAACCAACTAAACCCGCTGCAAAGCCTTATGGGCGCCGGGCAGACCAGCGCAAACACGCTATCCGGCGCCATGGGCCAGACGGGGCAAGGTATGTCAAACGCCATGCTGGCGGGCGGCGCGGCCCGCGCGTCGGGCTACACCGGTATGGCCAACGCGGTGACCAGCGGTCTTAGCACTGGGGCTAACTTGTACATGCAATATCCGTTGTATCGAGCGATGGGCCAGTATTACGGCGGCGGTGCGCCGATTAGCCAAGCCGGCACAAGCTACGGCCCCGCATCTAACGCGGCAGTGTACGAAGCGGCTGGCGTTCCCGCAGGCACCGGCGCAATATAAGGAGACGGACCTATGGTAGATTACGCTATCGCCAACCAAATCCGTCCCTTCCAACTGCCCGACATCGCCGGCATCGCTGGCGCCATGCAGGGGTTGGAATTGAACCGTATGCGGTCGCAGCAACTTCAAGGCGCGGAACGGGAGCGCAACGCAATGCGCGCTTTATTTTCCGATCCTAACTTTAACCCTTCTGACCCCGCCCAAGCCCGCCGCGTTTTAGAGGTCGCGCCTCAAGTTGGCCCCGCGACGTATTCCGCGCTATTGCGCGGCTACGCTGACCAGCGCGCCGCAGAAGCGTCAGCGCGGGCCGGCGCGGCTGCCGGGAGGCAGGCTGAACTTGCCAATGTTCAAATTGAGCAGCAAAAATTTAACGTGAGCCGTCAAGAATTGATTGGGCTGGCGGATTTACCAGAAGATGAGCGCCAAGCCGCTTGGGGCGCTTGGCGCGAGCGGACCATGGCGCGGATGCCATACGCGCGGAATATCCCGCGGGAGTATTCGCCAGGCGCGTATGCGTCTATGCTTTCGACGGCGGGCGAAATCGCCGCCCGAATTGCCGCGCAGAACAAGCCCCCGGAAGCCTTTACTCTTAGCCCTGGCCAAACTCGTTTCAGCGGGACCGGCCAGCCTATTGCTTCAAGCGACGTTCGCGACCCCGCCCGCGAGGTGAAAATCCGCGACATTATGGATACTCAAAACATCCCGCGGTCTATAGCTGTTGGTATTGTAGACAACGTTTTACGCCCTATCCAAGACCCTGTATCCGGCCAAACTAGGTTGTTTAATCTAGCTAACAACACGTTTGTTGAATTTGCGCCCGCTGGATCGCCTGCGCCTACCGCAACACCCGGCGGGGAACCGCCCGTCAACGCTATGACGGCGCCGACAAGCGCTGCGGTGGCGCCCGCTTCTCTTGCGGCCGGTCCCCGCGAAAACGCGTTCCAACTACCGACGTTTCCGCCGCCGCGCACACATATGGAAGCCGAACAACAAAGAGCCTTGCGGAATATGGCGGTTGAAATTGAGAAGAACCGCGTTGAAGCCGCGCGCCGCCGCGCCGAACAACCTGAGCGAGTGCTAGAAGCTGGGCAGACGGCTGGCGCAACAGCCCGCGCTCAAGCGGATGTGCGCCGCGAAGAGCAACCGGCGCGCGTTGAAGAGGCTGGAAAGACGGCGGGCGCGGAAACCACTGCCCGGCTTGAGGCAGAAGAAGCTGTTAAGCGCCGGCAAGACGCGGAGAGATTAGAAACCGCCATACGCGAAGTCCGCAATTTAACACGCCCTGGCGGGCTACTTCAGCAAGCTACAGGCAGCGGTGTTGGCACGGGCGTTGACTGGACTTTAGGGCAAATTGGCGTGTCTACAAGGGCGTCGCGGGCGGCCGCGCAACTGGCGCCTATTGCGGACATGGTGTTAAAAATGGTACCCCGGTTTGAAGGCCCGCAATCTGAAAACGACCGTAAATCTTACGAAGCTGCCGCAGGCCGATTGGCGGATAGCACAAGACCTAACGAAGACCGATTAGCCGCCGCGCGTGTGCTTATTCGTATTATGGAAGAGCGCCGCGGACAATTTACCACTAACCCCATAGCGCCGCCCGGCGGCACCGCAGGCGCGTCTCCAACGTCGTCGGCCGCGTCTGCAATTCCACCCCCGCCCGCCGGTATGTCGCAAAGCGATTGGGGCCGTCTGTGGGGCGTCATGAAGCCTGAGGAGCGCGCGCTGTGGCAGAACTGAATATCGACCAACAGCGCGCGATGGCGCTGGCGCAGGCGCGGCTTCGGCTACAGGACGCTGAAGCCCCGACGACCGGCGAAGGCGTCCCAGGCCCGCGCCGCACATGGTCGGACGTTCCTGCCGACATTCGGCAAAACCTACCAGGCAGCGCGCAACGGTTCTACGGCGGTCTTGTTGAAGCCGTTACAAGCCCGATTGAAACCGCGAAAACATTGGCCAGAACTGCGTTTGGCGCGTACCGGCAGGCCAACCCTTTGTTGGCGCGCGCGGTAGACGAACTTTACCGGCCTGAATTTGCTGCGCAATCGGACGCCGCGTTTAAGACGGTTGTTGACGAATACGCTAAAAACTACGGGTCTATGGAAGGCGTCAAAAACAAAATAGCGGAAGACCCTGTAGGGTTTTTGGCCGATGCGTCTATGGTGTTTGGCGGCGGGGCCGCCGCAGCCCGCGGCGCGGGCATGGGGCAAACTGCGCGGGTGTTGCAAGGCGCAGAGACTATCACCAATCCGTTGACTCCGATCATTGCGCCTATACAAGCGGCGGGAAAAGCCGCCGCCGGCGCAGCCAACATCGGGTACGACATGACCGACCCTATGGCGCGCGCGTATACGCAAGCTGCGGCTGGACGTGGGCCGGAAATCGTACAAGCGCTACGCAATCCTGCTGCCGAGTTCGTTCCCGGCTCGCGACCGCTGACATCGCAATTGGCGGCGTCAGCCGGGGCGCCTGAGTTTGCGGCGTTTTCGCGCATGGGTGAAGAACGCATGGCTGCGGAACTGGCGCGGCGGTTGGAAGACCAAAGCATCGCCCGCCAATCATACATGCAACAGGTCAGCGGCGCGCCAGCTAACCCGGTTACTGGCCAGCGCGGGGCTATGGAAGCGGCAAAAGAAGCCCGCACCCAAACCTCGGGCGCGGCGTATCGTAGGGCCGAACCGGAAGTTTACCGCGCTGACGCGGCTATAGAAACCTTGTTTGACCGGCCATCTATACGCGATGCGTTGTCATGGGCAGAAGAAGTAGCCCGCGAAAAAGGCCAGCCGTTTACAATCCGGCGCCCCGAACCGCCCGCTGCGCCCGCGCCGACAGGTATGCTGGACGCGCAAGGCCAGCCGATAATGTCGACGCCTGCGGCGGCCGCGCCCCTTGAGTACTCCGTGCGCGATTTGGATCGGCTGCAAAAGGCGCTAAAAGATTATGTCAAAGAAAACCCAAAAAACTTGGGCGTCGAACAACGCAACGCAATCACCGCCACCCGGCGGGAACTGTTAGATTGGATCGACAATCAATCTGAAGCGTACAGAGCCGCGCGCGAAGGTTACGCGGAAGCCAGCGGGCCTATCAACCGCATGGCCGTGGGCCGCGAAATACAGAACGCGCTGACAAACCCGTTGACGGGCGAAGCATCGCGGGCCAGCACTTTTGCTTCGGCGGTCGAAAACGCGCCACGCACTATCAAGCGTTCTACAGGGGAAAGCCGGTTCTCGTATTTGTCGGACGTGTTGACGCCTGACGACATTAAAGTGGTGCAGGATATTCAGAAAGACTTGATGCGAGCGGAAAGAACCGAACGGTCTGTGGCCGCCGGGCGCCGCGCGGATATTCCTGACATCACCAAAGCGGCGACCGAAGCCGCGGCGGGCGCTGGTCCGCAATTGTCATTGTTGAACCGGGCGTATACGTTGGCGCAGAACATTTACCGACGTTTGGAAGGTAAAGTAAACCGCGAAACCGCAGAGCAGATCGCGCGCGACTTGCTTGACCCTAACGCGACGGCGTTCCAGCTTGACCGCGCGCTGCGCCGAGAAGCTAATCGGGCAAAAACGGTATCGCGTATTGAAGCGCCGTTTCAGGCAACCGCTAACGCATTGCGTAACCCTGCCGCGCGCATTACGCCGCAGGTGTTAAACGCCATGAACCCTTATCAAGACCCGTTTACCAACGAATTTGCCCGGTAAGGTGATACCATGAGCGACACGTCATCCATCGGCCCGCGGCTGAACGAGGTGGAGAAGGACTTAGCCGTGCATGAAGCGGTATGCGCGGAGCGCTATCAGCACATCACTGGCAATCTGGAAGCGTTGCGTATAGAGTTGGCAGCGCGGGCGGCGCGGCAAGAGGT